GAATAAAATTAAAAATAGATATTTAACTGAGAAACCAAATCTTAACCAGTATATTTTAGATCTTGTAGTCGGGGATAGTCTCATAGAAATAAACTTACCTCCTCCATTATTTTAATCAAATAATATCATTAATTGATTAAGGTAAGAGATAAGGAGGTGGAGGTACTAAGCCGACACTGAATAGATACGTATGGGCATGATCATTAGTAAAACTAGCCAGATAGTCCATGATAGGCTCTAGTCTCTCAAGTATGTAGTCAGGAGAGAGATACTTGGTATTCAGTATCTCGATGATGTTATTATTGAACATCAATAGAGACTCAGTGGGTATGGCGAGGACATTAGATAGCCTACTCTTGATACTTTCGAGCTGGCTTCTTAATACGGGTATTGGTATACTATCGAAGTGGACAGACGTTATCAGCTTCTCGATAGTGGCCAGTTCTCCCTTTAACTGACCAGCTAAGCCTACATCTGAGTTCAGTAGTGGATAGACAGCCCTAACTAACTGCTCATCATGAAAGTAGCGGCCATATGAGAAATAGCGTTTAGCTAGTTTTAGATAGTTAGCCCCCGATGCTGAGTAGTACAGCTTTGATATGTTTTTCTTCAGTTCTCTATCAAAAAACGTCGAGAAGTCATCATAAGACTCTTGAGGGGCATTGATAGTATGTACTGTACCATCAGGAGAGTAATAGAGTAAGTAGAAGAAGTTACTCATCTCAGTAAATTTCTCATTCAGGACTACTATCAGTTCCATGTTCAACACCTTACTATCTTTGATAGCATCTATCAAACTGATACCTACACCACCAGGTAATACTTTGTATCCTGATAACACCTCATCACTGGACCATCTGATAGTAGCGTGTTGGCGTAACAACTCATCAACTACTTCATAGCCCTCACTGGTAGCGCCTCCTGATAGGATATCAAATATCAGTGTGAACTCATCATCAGGTAAGAGCTTCTCTTTATGTAGTCTTTCGAAATCATCTATTGTGTAGTCGTACAGTTCATAGCGGTAGTCAGTGCCTGCTTTAAACTCAAGAAACCAATGATTAGCCCTTAATGAATCAGCCACGATAGCTTGTACTTGCTTAGCGAACTTGCTGATAACAGTATCAGCATCACAGCATGATGCAAACACATCAGATACGTCAATGTCTGATGGGTATTTGCTACCTCTGAATGAATAAGATCCTTTGAGGTCCCAGTTCTCCTTATCTATCGAAATAGCCCGCATCTCATCAACAGCCTCCTTGGTGTAACTAGTATCAGGCTTAGCTTCTGTTATCTGATTGAATGATAGATCACTTAACATCAATAATACTAAGTGAGATATTTAGATATCGAGATCGAATATCTTGTCGGTATTTTTTATTTGCGTATACGTTACCAATTGATTAACATTACTATGACCAACGAACTTGGCCACGATACCCATTTCGAGCTTCTTAGTGTACAGCAGATAGTTAATGCATGCGTATCGTAGTGAGTGGGTATTACAATGGTGATACTTCAATAGATAGTCGAGAACCCTTTTCTTAAGGCGATCCTCTTTGATGTAGAGTATGTAGTAATTGATATCATCTAGAATAGGTCGTATCAATCTAAACTTAAACCAAGTCTTTGGAAACATCATACGCCTGTATCTCTTCTTAGTCATGTATTGCTCACCGGTATCCTTCTTGTACTTGATGGACTCTGATTTCGCTATCTTTACGATGACCCTATCATTGTAGTTTTTACTGGTCACAAACTGCCTCAGTGCATCAGCCGCCTCTGAGATACGCGACCCATTACGTAGCTGGACTATAGCTATCAGTGTGTATATGATACGATTAATGACTATTCTCTTCATCTTCTTACTCACAAACTTCAGTTTCTTGAGTTCTGTCTTTAGATACGCTATCAGCCGCTTCTTCATTTTCTTGTAGTCTACGTTGCGATCAAAGCCACGTTCGATATCAGGTTTGTCTATACTCATCTCCTACTTGTATGTCCGATTTTATTATTATTCATTGAGACATTGAGCCAGTCATTAAACAAAGTAAATAACTTATATATTTTGTTATGATTTCTAAACGCGCTCAATAGAGTCTCCTTAGTGCTATTGTCCTTAGAGTCTCCTTAGTGCTATTGTCCTTAGAGTCTCCTTAGTGCTATTGTCCTATCGCAAAGTTATGGCAGTTGCAAAAAAAAATTTGGATTAGGGCTACGACTTTCTCGATAAAAATGACCTATCATTAAAGTTCTCGATAGGAATTCGGATATACTAATGATGAGTTACAAAACATAACTTTGGAAAAAACAGGATAAGCTATAGACATAAAGCCTACTTTTTACTAGTTCTAAAAAAACAGGATACAGGCTATGATAGAAATCACTACTTTTATAAAATACAAAAAATGAGTTTATAGAATTTCATTCCAATAAAAATCTTATTACATAGGGAAGTAATACCCAATGAGTCATTTTATTGTAGATATATTATTTATCATTAGTATATCCGCTTTGATAAGGAGGTATATTTGAGTTGGTCACCATATCCGATTCTATTAATAGTTATGTTATATAAGCATTGATAGAATAATAAGATAACACTATATAGTAGATGACTAAGGTACAATCAATCATATTCGATAGAACACGTTGGACACCTAAGGCGGCTATGAAATGGTTAAGGAGACACCATGATAAGCCTATCAAGGCTATGCATTCTACAAAGCATTTCTTCAGGTATCGCCTACATAACCCACATGAATTTCATCGCTTTATTACTAAGAAACTCCCTAATGGTATTGACCTAATCATTGGCTATCCCTAGTGTCAACCATGTAACTATCTCATCAAAACTGAGGTTATAGTGTTCTGATATGGCCTTCAGAAAGCGATAGTATGTATCCAAGTCCATAGACCGGCATAGTACTCGTACTACACAGTGGCGCCCACATGTCCGGATGTTCCTACCTTCTTGTTGAAAGGCGTACTCATTGTACGTTAAGTCATATGGTGAGGTAAGCAGTAGATAAGTCAGATATGTGTGGTCCTGATGGCTTTTCTCTCTGAATTCGTCTGGGATGTACTCTAATGAGTCGTCAGGGTATCCTCCATACGGGTTAAAGAACTCGAGTGTATTGTCGTCTACTTTGAAGACACATGTCCAGTGACCATACTTCGGTCTGATCTCAAATAGTAATATGAATGCTCCATATGGCTCTAATAACTCATCTATATGTCTGTACTTGAACAACTCAGGATACAACACTATGTTGGCCTTGTAGTCTAATAGCTTTAGGATATCGATGTTAGACAACGCTACATCTTCGTACTTCTTCAATACTCGCTTGTACATATTATTTAATATTACTAATATTAAATGATATTTACTTAGACATCGGGTTTTGATGTTCCCAGTCCTCTAAGGCATATATTAGCCTATTGAATGCTGGTCGAAACTGCTCAGGACGTCGTATGAAGTTATCGTAGAAGACAGACTGTAGCTGTTCCATAAACAGAGCCAGCCAACGGTCATAGTCAGCTGGATCGTGTTCAGTTTCTTCCTCTTCACTCTCACTATCGCCTTCTTTATCATAGATACGAACTTTACGATTATCGTCATTATCATCACTATCACTCGAAGTAGACTCAGCATCGCGGTATAGTCTTCTCTTAGGCATCTCCTATACCTAAGTCCGATTTTATTTCTGTAGGTAGCTCACAGACCCAGTGGTTTCGGACTTAACCGGCTAGTTGTGATTTCACATTAGCTCAGGGTCCACGTTATGGTCGTACTGTAGAAGCCACCGTTAGTTGTACCTGCACCTGTTTTCGAAAATTGTCCAGTCAGTACTCCAGCATAAATAGTGATCACTCCAGATGGAGGAGTAAATGATAATGAGCCGGCTTGGCTTAGGTTAATATTGTTGACAGGTAACCAAAAGCAAAATTGCGTGGATAGGCTGGGTAGATACTGAGATGGTATTGCTGTAGTGGATACGATGTGTTGGTTAGCTACTGTAACCAAAGCTAAGACTGAGTTGTGTAGTGTCATTGAGACAGTGTTACCTATCCTTGTGAAACTAACGTTACTTGTTTGATTAGTCCAGGGACCAGTCCATGTGAACGTAGTCTGATAGGTATCGTAGTAGTTCAATTGGCCAGCAGCCGCTGAACCCACACTAGGGAACTGTACGCCACCACCATTACCCACTATACGAAGTAGCTCAATGTCAGTGCCTAACCCAGTACTTGCGTAGAATATGTGGTTTGATGCAGTAGTGTTGACTTCATAACGTAGCGCGCTAGGGTTGACACCAAAGCCAAAGAAATTAGTACTATCACCAGGTACACTAGGGAACATAACTATCTTTCTGTTGTCAGTTGTATCAGGCTGGATAATTCTACCTGTCTGGTCAATAGTGTCGCCTTGTATGGTTAGGCTACCTCCAGCCGGGTTACTAGTTATTGTATTGACAGCTAGCGTATTCATTGACTCAATATTGGCTGTTAATGAATTACAGAACAGATCATATGCATTTGGTTCAAATAGGTTCGATATTGACATTACTATAATATTAATATCGAAAATAATTAAGACACGAGATAGGTTATGCTGAAGCCATATGTCCCAGATGTTCCTACAGTAGCAGATCCTGAGAAACTACCCGTGCTTGTGTAAATCAGTATGGTTCCATTTGTTTGGATATTAACAACACCTGGAGCTGTGGTACCGTTATCTTGGATGAATGCCATACCCCAAACAGCAAAGGCTGGGCATAATCTGGTAGGTATGAAAGTCGAAGATGAGATGTTACTAGCGGTAGTTGCATTAGCCAATAGAACAGCTTGTAAATTAACCGTTACCTGATTACCTAGTCTTGTAATAGACACTGTCCCAGTGTATGAGGCAGCCCAAATACCTGAAAATGTGTAGGTAGCACTAATCGTTTCATAGTAATTCAACTGAGCGGCTGTTGCGGCGCCTACACTAGGAAATATAACACCGCCACCGTTACCCACTACACGAAGTAGCTCAATGTCTGTGCCTAAACCAGTACTTGCATAGAAGATGTGATTTGATGCAGTAGTGTTAACTTCATAACGTAGGACTCCAGACTGTACACCGAAGCCAAAGAAATTAGTACTATCGCCAGCTACACTAGGGAACATGACTATCTTTCTATTGTCAAGTGTAGTAGGCTGGATAATTCTACCTGTCTGGTCAATAGTATCGCCTTGTATGACTAGATTACCTCCTGGTGGGTTACTTTCTATAGTACTTACCTCAAGAGTATTGACTAATTCTGTATCGATATTGAGGACATCAGCTGTCAAAGCATCACAATACAAATCGAGATCATTTGGTACAAGTAAATTAGAAATGGACATTATACTATTAGTTAAGATAATTCTATCGGTCCTTAGCTGAAATAAAAATCGGACTTAGATATATAATGCAAACGTTCACTAGTCCACCACAGGTACCATTGACTGATGCCCAGATATTTGAGCAGCTTATTGAGAAGTCGTCTAAGGAGCAACTTGACGAACTGAGTAAGGCTATTGATGAGGAGAAAGAGCTACGACGTCTCAAGGATAGTAAGTTAATTCGATTACGAAAAGAAATGAATGACGAGAAACAGAAGATATCAGCTGGACTACAAAAGCTCAGGTCTAAGATGGCTCAGATGAAAGAGGCTGTCGAGGATGAAGAAGAAAGTGAGCAAGAGGACGAACCTGTTAAGAAGGTTGTTAGGAAAAGAAAAGCTAAATAGTATGATTACATAGTATGTAATTATACTTCTATGATGTCTCTATCCGACTGTGTTTCAAGAAGATGTATTATATTATGCATCTCCTTTCGTTTATCGACCCATGTATCTCTCTCTTTGAGTAGAGTCTTTAGTCTCTTGTTCGCGCTCCTACTATTACCCTTATAAGGTATGATCAATGGTTTCTTGAATTCCTGAAACTCAATCAGGTAATTTTGTTTGGCTAACTCTAGTTCATCCGGTGTCTTGTGCTTATATTCATCACCTGCGAATACCCTATCCATATCATCATAGAACCTCCTATTGATAGTATGGTCATGTCTTTTTTCTATCTCATCATAAGTTTTCATCCCTAAGAAAAGTTGGATACCTAGTATCTGTTGGAGTAGCATCTTACCTTCGATTTCTAGTTTGAGTTGTTGCTGACGATAGACATTGACATCAGGTGTATCTCCTTTGCTGATCATTTCCTTGATTCTATTATACAAGGCATTAGGTCTATTGACATAGTGTTCCTTATAATATTTCTTCTTATGCTCGATATTCTTTGGCTTATGCTTGAAGCAATACTTCCCTCTACATAGAGTACCACACTGAGTACCCTTCTTAGGACCCTGAACAAAGACGTAAGCACACTCGCGTGACGACCACATAACTAATTATAACTTATATATTTTATAAAAATTTCCAAACGCACTTTCACAAGATGTAGGCCCCATGTTCGTAGAGTACTACCATTGGATAGTTCTTGTGTATAGTAACCCATCGAGATGGTAGCCCGAGTATCCCCTTTATCTGTTTATCATTGAGGCCATAGTACTTACTCAATGCGTATTTGATCTGTTGTGAGGCCCCTGACTTAGGGAAGACTGTCAGTGTATGCATCTCATTAAGTACTGTCCTAGCTATCTTGCGTTCGTTGGGTATGACCAAGTGGTTAGTTACGATTATCGTGATGTCCAGTTTGCGGCCTACCTCCATGATATCAGACATCAGTTTATCTATCTGTTTCTTCTGCTTATCATTCTGTATAGTGTTACAATCATCGAACAATAAGATAGACCCACCTCGAAGTTCTTTCTCGATATCAATGGGATTCTTTATCAGGTCATCGTTTATCTTAACTTGCTGTACTGTCATCCCACTGTAGGCTGGGTCGCTCTTGTAGTCTGTCCTACTGAATAGAAAGAACTCTTTCTGAGGAAATACTTTTCTGTAGCTCTTGACTAACTGCATGGCGTACGTAGTCTTACCTGAACCAGATGGGCCTGCTACGTACGCCACTGTTCTCTGTTTCACGTCTAATAGAGGTTCTAGTGTACCCTTTAACCGTAACTCTATACCTAGGTCGTCACCAGAGTCATCACTAGAGTCCTCAGAAACTTGTTGATCTGGGTCTAATACACACAATAGCTCTCCTTTACAGCGGCCGTCTACTACTCTGGCTATCAATTTACCATGCCTAAATGACAACATAGTGCTATAATACTGTAAGATTTTTTGTAGGGCACCCATGTTATTTTAAAATATTCTTATGTAGTTGATATGGATAGCAAGAAAATTGAGGTAAGCAAGAGAAAACTAAAGAAAGGGTACAACCTAGCACTATTGGATGTGACTACAATGAAGTATGCTACTAAGCCATTGGGTAAGGCGATATACCGGGCTAACGTAGGCCGTCCACGTAAAGAACACAAAGTACACTGGTCAGACCGTATCAAATGCAAAGTCTGTGGTAAGGAGATAATTAGGTCAGGTAGGTCAAGGCATAACAAGACCAAGTATCATCAGACATATGCTAATGTAGGCGAGAAGCTACAAAAGATACTGATTGAGAATTAATTTGTATGCTAATAGTATAATGCAACGATCGTATTCGTATTTAGAGAGGTCAGGAGAAGAACACATCTACTACAATGTTTCGATACCATACGACTTCACATCTACTAACTACTTAACACCGGCCACCTTTGTAGAAAATCGAACACAGCCGATCATTGATAACCCCAATGACTATTACTTGTCTATCATACGTTTCTACATCCCCAGTTTCATGTTACCGGTGACTTCATTGCCCATATTACCGTTTCCTAACACGAACGTGAATAAAACATCGTTGTCTATAATCTTTAGTTATAATGGAATTTACTCTGATGAACAGTCATTGATTTATTTTACTGAAGATGATACCACAACTGCACCTCCTTCGGCTACTGCGACTAACCCTACGTACCCCACTAATAATCCCTACTATTTCATATATAACTACCAACATTACTTAAATATCATAAATAATGGGTTTTTAGCTGCACTTACTAATCTACAAACGAAACCAGGTACAGGAGCTATATCAGCTGCGACATCTCCTTTCATAACGTATGATGCTGTAACACAATTATTGACTTTGCATGCATCCTCTACTTTCTATGATCAGGCTAATTTATCATTACCAATCATACTTTATTTCAATGTCCCAACCTATGATTTCTTAACTGGGTTTCCTTATCTGAATACTACATTAAATCTATTCAATCCAACTGTACCAGGAGGGACAAGAAATACACTACAGTTACTATTACAAGATGATGGTGTCAATACTGTGGGTGGTGTTATCAACTTGACTGAAGAATACATCACTGTAGGGTCTATCAATTTATTCAAGTCTATCATAATAACGAGTAACAGTATCCCCATACAGAGTGAATTACTACCAGCTTCTAATGGCTCGGGTATCAACATTGGTAAGCCAATAGCCACTGACTTTGAACCATTGATTAATGATAGTGCAGGTCAAGCTAGAAGTGTATTTCAATACTATCCTCAGGGTCCTTACAGGTTGATTAATCTGAATTCAGCTAGCCCGTTGTATAAAGTAGACATCAATGTGTTCTGGCAAGACATCTATGGGAACGTATATCCATTTTACGTAGCCTATGATAGCATAATAACTATAAAATTATTGTTTGTGAGAAAGACTGTGTATAACAGTGGTATCAATAAAAAATAATATTTATCTCTTGTATATACAGTAATGTCCCTATCATTTCAAAAATTGAATACGGTCCTGGTTAGAGATCCTCGTACTATTGTTGACAATATGCGAGACTATGCTATCCTGAAATCAGGCTCACAAACGACATGGAAACAATATACTACTACCTCAGTCTCTAATTCATCTATCCAATTTAGTTGCCCGCCTCCTAGTGGGGGTGTCTTTGTAGACCGTAAACAGTACATCTATCTACCTGTTAGGTTGACTTTCACTGCCACGTCTACGGCATCTGGTCAAAGCATTATCCGCGCTAATCAAGACGCGCCTAGAGCATATCCTATCTCTTCCTCAATTGATACTCTACAGGCAACTATCAATAATCAGTCTGTGTCAGTGAACATGGGTGATATCGTACATGCGCTACTGCACTATAACACTGACTCACGTTTGAAAAACCATGACTACTCGATGACACCCACTTGCCCAGACCAGTCTCAGAACTACAGTGATCTATTAGGATCTATTCGTAATCCACTACAAGGATATGGTGACTCTAATGATGAGTCAGTTATGGGACGCGGTGGCTTTCCTCAATGGGAAGTCGTGTCGAATACAGTTAGTACTGGCTCAGGACAAGCATTAACTGCAGTAGTCGATCTGGCCTTGTGTGAACCATTATTCTTGATCAGTCCTTTCTACTGGGGCTGCCACAATGGGTCAGCTTTCTTCAACGTTACTACTATGGACTTCAATATTACTTTCTTTGGTCAAGCAGCTAACCGTATGTGGTCACATGACCCATCTGGTGCTACTGGTGTAGCCATTACATCTGCTAGTTATCAGTTCAATGGGTTCTCATCACCAGCGTTTTCTTTCTCTCAAGTAGGTCTGGGAGCAGTCCCATTGATGTTATTCCAGTATATCACACCTCAAGAGACTCAAGTATTGTCTCCTAGTATGGCAATTTCGTATCCTTACTTTGATGTCCCGCGTTATCCTACTGACGCTATCTCTGCAGTTGCTCCAAATGCTACTACACAACTCAACAGTAACAACATCCAATTGAACAGTATCCCACGCAGGTTGTATGTGTTTGTACGGAGTCGCAACCAAGACTTGTATTCTAACGCAGCCAACACAGATACTTTCTTCCAAATCAATAACGTGAACATCCAGTTCCAAAACAAGACAGGACTGTTGTCTAACGCAAGTATGGACCAGCTGTATGAGATGTCTGTCAAGAATCATTGTAATATGACTTGGGCACAATGGTCAGGTGGGCCAGTTTATCAAGCTGGTTCATTGTCTACACAAATCGGTACTATAGGGTCAGTCCTTTGCATTGAGTTTGCTACTGATATCGGTCTTGAGTCATTAGATGCACCAGGTAAGTTAGGACAGTATCAGTTACAGGTCCAAGTTCAATGTACTAACGTCAACCAGACTACTTCTATCACGCCAACGCTCTATCTAGTACCAGTCCTAGAAGGTGTGTATACTATTGAAGGCCTGGGCAGAGCATCGACTAACGTTGGTGTCATCAGTTCTACAGATATATTAGATGCTCAGTCAAGACCATTCATCAACTACAAAGACATAGAACATATCAATGGTGGTGACTTCTTTAGTGGCTTGCGTGACTTTGGTAAGTCTATCTTGAGTGGTCTACAACATGCACATGATTACGTTAAGAGTAATAAACTACTGAGTTCTGGACTATCTGTTATCCCCCACCCTTTAGCACAAGTCGGTAGTACAGTCGCTCGTTCACTAGGTTATGGTATGGACGATGAATTTGGAGACGGTGTATTAGTAGGTGGGATGCATATGGGGCGATCAGAATTAAGACGCCGATTAGGATAAATTATCTATTATAAGAATATAATACTAATGGATGACGATTACATTAGACATCGCGTCGATCAAATTATGCGGCAGAAGATAGCAATGGGTGGCTGTGGATCAGATGGTTGTGAGTATACAGGTGGTGCGATTGTAGGTGGCCGTAGAGGCATACCTCGATATACTAAAACAGGTAAGAGAAGTAGTAATGGCAAATATGCATACAATCCTAAGACAGGTAAATACGTTAACTACGAAAGATACAGTGCCAGATTAGCTAGAGAAGCTGGTGAGACACGAAAGAAAAAGAAAAGAACTAAAAAATCTAGTGGAAGTCGATCAAAATGGAACAAGCTAGTTCGTAAATATATCAAACAAGGTTATCTATTAGGAGAAGCTGCAAAAAAGGCTAAGAAAGAGTACAACAAGTAGACTAATTAGACATAAAATATTATGTATAATTAGTACATGTATCATTATTACGATGATGGACCAATAATGGGAAGTGCACCTGTAGGTGGCCGTAGAGGTGTACCTCGATACAAGAAACTCAAGTCGGGTAAATATAAGAGAGATCCGAGTGGTAAATATGCGTACAATACCAAGACAGAGAGATATGTCAACTATAAACGATACAGTGATAGATTAGATGAGTTAGCAGGGGAGAAAAAGAAGAAAAAAGAGAGATTAGCTGCATTACCAGTAGGAAAAGAAGGATTAACAGCTCGTCAAAGAGCACGTATCCTGAAACATTATAGGACAAGAAATAAATTGGGTCATTGCATCAAACAAGATGAGAATGGTGATTATTATCTGGATAAGGATTATAAATGTTTGAGTAAGGATGAATTAAGACAAGCTGTGAGGGCTGATATAAGACAACGCATATCGAAAACGTTTCCTACATTTACTAATAGATATCCTGAATACGTCAATAGGGAGAGAGTACGAGTTCGACCTAGCACTAGACCTGCATATAGTAGTTCAATGCCGATACCTACCACATTAGCTCTAACTTATCCTGGATATCATCCTGGACCTAGACCTCCTGGGTATAATCCTGGACCTAGACCTAGACCTTATAGACAAACAGCAACTGCTGTGTCTCGCCCAGGTAGTCCTAAAAGATATGGTCCAACTGTGAGTGAATACGAAGAAGTCATTGAATCTGAGGTTACTATAGATGATGCTTTGGATGACTTAAGCGAAGAATTAGGACATGCCTACCAAAATGTACAAGCCGCCAAAGATGATATCCGTCATGGTGATATAAAGGAAGCCGACAATAATGTACAAGCCGCCAAAGATGCTCTCGATAATGTAGATGAAATAATAGCTGAGCTAACAAATGAATTAGCTAGATCACCTAGTTCTAATACATCTGATGTATTAGTTGGTACTGAATCATCTGAAATATTCTCTTCTACTCCACCACTACCACCAAAGAGACCTGCTACTCTGAAGAGTATGGCAGATATGAAAGAATTATTACATGGAATACTGGTAAGTAATGAGACTTTGCAAACTGATCTCGGAGATTATATTAATGAGTATTATTATTATAGAACTATAATGTCTCCTATTGATGCTTACAAGGATTTAGTGAATAAAATTAAAAATAGATATTTAACTGAGAAACCAAATCTTAACCAGTATATTTTAGATCTTGTAGTCGGGGATAGTCTCATAGAAATAAACTTACCTCCTCCATTATTATTATAGAACTATAATGT